ATAGTGTAAAAATATATGTATCTATGAAAATCTTCCATTTTATATTACCTCTATTTTATTAATTAAATTAGATATTTGATAGAAGAATGGAAACTCAAAGAATTTTAAATTCATATTTTGTGCTGTAGAATTAACATTAGCATTATTATAAAAAGGATTCCAATACACAAAGCTTAATTTAGATGTTTTAAATTCAGAAGTTCCTGATTTTCTAACTGTTTCTATTGATTTAACACCATTTATGTTTAATAAATTATAACTTAAATTTGTTAAATCTAACAATTGAGCCAATTCATTATTTTCTTGAGAAAAGAAGGTTTTAATTATATTAAATGCTAATCCTTTTATCTGATCTTTTGATATAATTTGATTTTCATTTCTAGTAATTCGTAATACTGTTGAATCTTTAATAGAAGGAGTTATAGTTTCACCAATTAATGGCAATCCAAAATCGAATGCGGTATAAATTGGATCACATATAACAATATTTTGATTAACCATTTTATATTGATTTAGTTTATCAATTATTGCTTGTTTTTGAGCAAAATACAATTCAATTGGAGTAGTTTCGTTTTGAATCGCTCCTAATTTAGGAACACAAAATAAGTAAACATTATTAAAATCACAAGCATCATTAAATGATACTTGATTAAACAATAATCTATCATCTAAATTTGGCCTTTCTAATCCTATATCATAAAAATACGCCAAATATTGTGATGTGTAGTCTTTATTTGAGACTGCTTTTATACTTTGTAATATATTAGAGAAATTTTTATTAACAAATGATTCATAATCTGAAGTAGTTACAGTTCTATTTTGTGAAGAAAATATTAATGGAGCATTTTTTCTAATTTCATCTACAGTTTCAGTATAAGTTGGTTGAACAGAAGAATATTGATTATCAAATTTTAATAAAGTTATATCTTGTGCATTAATATAATTTAAATTACTATTTTTAATGTTATTAAAAATTTCATTATATTGTGTAGTGCTATACAATAATAATTTTCCTTGTTTACTATCATTATTACTTATTAATCCTTTGCTTCCATCACTTTCTAAATAATAAATTTGTATAGAATCTCCAGTATTAAGTCGTTTTCCATTAATATTATTACCAAATTTTATTTCATAATGACCATATTCATTTAAACGCTTCTCGAAAACTTCAGAAATACTCTCTGCAAGGTATAAACTGCTTATTTCAGTCCATTCTGACCATTTATTAGTATTAATATCTTTAACAAAAACGTATATATTGCTATGATCTATCATTTTAGTAGATTGATTATCTAATGGATAGTCGATATTAAGACTAAATTGTTCAAAATTTTCTCCAATAGCAGTATAAAGTGGATATTCTTTAAATACTCCTTGATATAATAAATTATTATCTCCTATAGTAGGAAGACTTTCTAATGAATTATATAATTCTTTTTGAAAAGTAATATCTGTATTAAAAGAATAAGGTATATTTTTAATAGATATATTAGAAAATCTTTTAATAGTATAAGATTTACCACCTAATAACTCTTTATCGGCACTTACTGATACATTTAATGTAGCAGTATGATTTCCAGTTGTCTTATAACCTATTAAAGACACTATTTTATTCATATTTTCAAACAATTCTGCTTGTGTGAATGTAGAATCAGAAGCAGTTTGGTTTAGATAGAACAATAAAACATGATATGAATAAGCAATTGGATCTAATAATCCATTAATATTACTTCCTTCATAATCAATATCTGGAAATAGTCCACTATTTTTAATACGATTAGTCATTAATTGCTTAATACTAATTGCATCAAATGCTGCATAGGCATTTCTTGGTAAATTAAATTCTGTAAATGTTTCTGTGCTCATGTTTAATTATTAATAATAAATCCACTTCCTCCTAAAGTACCAAACATTGATACTTTAGATATATTTAGAGTAGGAACACTATAGTAAATAGATATATCAAATTCATTTACATCCTCAAATATTGTTATATGAACATCATTTAATTTTACTCTCGGTTCATATACTCTAACTTGTCTATATATTTCATCTCTAATATTTTCTGCTACCTCTACAGTTGCGGGTGTGAATAAATATTGTCTTAAATCTAATCCATAGTTAGGGGTGAGTATTTTTTCACCAGGAGTTGTAGTAAATAAATTATATAATGAATTTTTCAAAGCATCTAAATCATAATCTACCTTAATATCTTTGATTTCGTTTTCTTGATATAAAAAATTGTTAATATTAGACGATTCTTCTAAATCTAAATGTAAGTCCGTATATAAATATGGACTTTTTCTATCTTTAAGCTGTGGAAGTGTACCTAATACAATTTTTCCCATAAAAATATTTAATATTCCGACTAAATAATCTTATGGAAAAGAAGTTTATTAAAGTTTGTGAGTCTGCCATTTCTAGATACACAAGAGGTGGTATCTTAGTAGGAGATTACGTAGAATTTGCTAAAGGATATAAAAAAGACCAAGAATATACAGCTTTACACGACAATATCAAAGACGCAATCGAAGAATTAATAAAGTCTGGATTAAGGATTCGTGTTTCTGGTATAGATGATTACTATCCTACACGTTTTCCAGGTAATCCAGACACAGCAAACGGAAAAGTGTCCGTAAAGATATCTGCTGATCAAGGTGGAGGACGTTATATCTATTCTATAACAGTTCCTCCCTGCTTATTGACAACTTTGGACTATTATCCAAATTTAGCACCACTACCTGATGCTTTTAATAGAGATGATAAACATACTAATGCTCCAGAAGAAGTAAAAGATGTTGATGGTGGCATAAAGGGGGGAAATTATTCTCTTCCCACCCAAAATACCGTAGTAAAAGCTACTAAAGGCAAGAAAAAAGAAGTTTCTTACACTATAAACTATCTTAAGGGTGTAGTATCTTAGACAAAGCTACTAAACAAGCAAAACAATTGATTTCCACATCAATTACTTCAGAATGTCTATCCATATGATGAGCAATCAAGCATAAAGACTCTTTTTTATTTAAAGAATCTACCATTTCATCACAAATATAATTAAAAATAGCCTTTAATAGGCTATGATAATCTGTTTGAAATGACATTTCATTAGAAATAATGAAGTTTCTAACATCTAGAATAGTATCAACTTTAATTTTACTGACTATATTTGATATAAAACTATTATCTATAATAGATTCTTTTATAATTAATGAACCAGTAATAGAATATTTTTGTAAATCATTAAGAATTCTCCTAAAATCAGGAAAATTACCTTTAATTAACTCCTGCATCTTGGGAATCATATCAGAATTAATCTGAATATTCTCTTTTAATAATATTCCAATACAATGCTTTGCTACTTCTTTAAGATTATGATTAAAATCTATTGATTGGCATCTACTTTGAATAGCAGGAATGATTTTATGCTTATAATTAGCGGTTAAAATGAATCTAGTAGAATCAGAATACTCCTCCATCACATTTCGAAGGCATCTAGCAGAATCTCCACTAAGTGAGTCTGATTCATCAAGTATAACTACCTTAATCCCAGCATTATATGATTTTGTTTGGGCAAATCCAATAATCTTGTTACGTACAGTATCAATACCATTTTCATCAGAAGCATTGATATACAAATAATCACATTTTAAAAGCTCATTAACAATTAGCTTTGCTGTAGTAGTTTTACCAACACCAGGGTTACCTACAAACAAAAGATGAGGTATATCTTTTGTTTCTTTATAATGTACCAGTAGTTTCCTGATATCTTCTGATAAGACAATATTATCTAAAGAATTAGGTCGATATTTTTCACACCAAAGACTATTAAAATTCATATTATCGTCCAGAAGAACCAAATCCTTTGTCACCACGATTTGTTTTAACTTTAGTTTCTGTCCAAGAAATAATAGGTTCTAATAATTTATACACAACTAATTGTGCAATTCTATCTCCTTTTTTAACAACATATGGAATATTTGTATTATTAATTAATGAAATTCCCAACATCCCAGTATATGACGCATCTATCACACCGGGGAAAACCGTAATTCCATGTTTAAAGAATAAACCAGACCTAGATTCAATACGAATCCAGTATCCAGGTTCGATAAATCCAATATCTAATCCAATTTGAACAATTTTTGTGGAATGTGAAAGAATTGTAGCGTCTTCCACTGCATAAACATCATAACCTGTGTCACCAATCAGTGGTTCATTGTTATTTCTTTGTGGTAAACGTGCATCTTGATGCGTTTTTACAAAGGAAATTTTAATTTCTGTACTCATATGTTGTTATATTACTCTATATTACCGAAAAAATCAAGCTAAATATTGCTATGTCTGATGATGCTCAGTTAGATTCTACTGTAAATTCCATTTTAACTCAATTAAAGGATACAACAACTCTGTCTAAAAAGGTAGAAAAACTTCCAGAAACTGATTTAAATAAAGAAAATTTAGAAAATTTTGTTATAAAATATGCTAGTAGATTAATTGTTGATGCAACAGAATCAGTAGAATACATAAAAGATAATGTTCAGATGGCTCCTACTGCTGAAGATGTAGTTTCTTTAGCAGAACTCATTAAGTCAACCTCTTCGGCTTTAGAAGTTTTGAATAAAATTGTTGTAAACAACAAAAAAGCTGATACTTCGTTAACAATTAAAAAGATGGATGTAGAAAGTAAACGAGAAGAACTTGATATTAAAGTTAATACCCATTTAATTGCATCTAGAGAAGAAATGATGAATCAATTATTCAAAAAAGCCAAAGCAGTAGAAGCTACTATTATAGATATACCTTAAGAAAACTTTTTATATTGATCAAACTCTCCAGATTTCATTTTATTATGAATAGTCAATTTTACTCCATCTGCTTTATAGCCTCCTCTTGCTAAAGCATTATCCCAATCTTTTTTACATAAAAACATAGGAGCAAATTGAGAAGCTTGCTGTACATTCCATTTTGCATATGGTTGTTTTGTATCTGCTACTTGTATTGTAAGTTTTAATTGTGCAGATCTATCAACTAATTTACTTGGAAATAATTTAGAATCTGGTTGAAATTCGTCAATTAAAAATTTAAATTTATGTCCTTTAACAGTTAATAAACCTTCTGCTGATGCGTCTGCTACATGTCTTCTTTCAACAAAAGTATTTCCAGCTTTATCAGTACATGTAATAATCAAAACATCGCCACGTTTTATTAAACCTTTTCCATTAGGATTATTTTTTGCATTATATGGTAATGTCTCTGGTGCAACTGCTATACTTTGTAATGGAATAATCATATTATCTGCAAATCCTAATCCCATTTGTGTTCCAGTATCAGGAGTTTCATCGTTAATATAACCATACTTAGTTAATTTAACTTCATTAAAATCAAATTCCATGACTTTACCATTTGTAGGTATATTTTCTAATCCACTACTTGGTGAAGCAGCAGATCCAGATGCATTAACGGGATTAGTCGTAGCACCACCACCTGCTGTTACTACTGCTGCTCCTGCTGCTGAAGGACCATCATATGTACCATAAGTTGGTGCTTTTGGTAAATCTTCATGTTTCATCATATTTGGATCTTTGGGAACATCCAAAGCATTCACATAAGTATTTTCAGTTGCATATTGTGCTGGTGCTGGAGAACCAAATATATCAATTAAAGATTTAACATTACCATTTTTAACACCCATAAACTTTCTTTTAGCATATGCGTTATTCATTTCTGGATCATATGGATTATATCTTTGTCCATAATCGTGTAATCTAAAACAATCACCAAGTTTTTGTTTTAAAATTGCTTGTAATTCGGAATGTGATTGGGATGCAACTAATGCTGTACTAGTATCTCCAGTTAATGGCATTCTGTATTGTCCACTATCAGGAGTTTTTCCTTTTGATATATCATTTTTAACCCTTTCTCTATCTTTTTTGGAAAAGAATGGTTTAACACCATCTCTATAAAGATCTTGTGTTAATACTTTTAATTTAAAGAATTCTTTTCTAGCTAATGGTTTAATTTTATTCATTAACCCAGAAGCTATATTTGTTGGAGCATGTAATAAATCATTTGCTGCTGCTCCTAATATAGAAGCACTATCACTCATTGCTCTAGAAAAATCTGTTAATGTACCAACACTAGATGAGGAAGGTTTGAAATAATTACAAGGTTTGTTACAAGATCTCAACATTTTTGCTAATTTTGCTAAAAAACTATCATCAGTATCAATTCCAGTATGATTTGTAATGTAATTATTTCCACTATTACCTACAGGTTGATCATTATCAACATCAAATTCGGTTACATTAATATTATTAGCATTTTCAAATGCATATACTACTTCTGATTTTATTTTATCTGAAAAATATGGAGGATATACATTTATTTTCTGTACAAAAAATTTAATTGTTTGTACATCCAAATCTGGTCCATATAATAATAATTTTTTCGTAAAATTTCTTAATGCATTTAATGGATTAGAAGATCTTTTAACTTTTTTCCAATCATACATTAATTCTACTTCTTGTGGAAAAGCACTTACGAATTCACAATTCGTTGTATTTTTTTCCAAAAAAGACGGATCAGGTCCAATTGATATTGCTTCTAAAAATTCTGGAAATGTGTTTCTATAATACATAATTAAACTCCTAATTTAAGAAAATCAGCTAATGATACATTATTTGAATCTTTACCGTCAACCAATCTATATGACTTTATAGTTTCAATTTCATTATAATATGCATCGAATGTAAAAACGTGTTTTACATTTGTTATTAAATGTCTTCCTAAAGTATTTAGATCCCATTTTGTGGGAACATACTTACCATTTTTCGATTCTGCTGTTTTTGTTACATCTATAAAAGCTAATGATTTTCTATGACTTTTACCAATCAATTTAAATTGATAAACATTATTAAGATATAATAAAGCAGATAATTTTTGATTTAAAAACTTTTTTTCGTCTAATGCTGGAGAAAGATATCCTTTATGAGTATTATAATTATTTTTCTTATTTGGATTTGGATAAAAATTAGGAAAAGCTTCTAAATTTTTCCCAGCATTTCCTTTAAAAGTTTCTTTAAAAGGAGCGACAAATAAATCATAATATGTTTTCATAAATGATTCACTATTTAAAGTAGTTAAATCAAAAACCATAGATTTAAAACTTCTAGAATTTGATAAAATTCCTGAATTGCCAGCTAAATCTACATTATATTTAGAAGTAGGAGAACTTACATAGAATTGAACTATTTTAGATTCTTCAAATGTAATCGGAAATGTATCCCATATTATAGCGGATCTTTCTGGATTACCATCATCGTTGCCAGCATCGGATTTTTCTTTACTTGGTGACGGAAATTTTAATTTTTCTATTACAAATTTCTTGTGATCATTAAACAATCTTTGTAATGATACTAATTGAAATTTTTTCTGATATCTATCAAATTGTAATATACAAGGTGATTGTTTATGTGAATGAAATGATAAAACATAATTTAATACTTCTGCATATGAAATAACACCATATGGATTTAAACTAACTGTTGAATCACCTTCAATATCAAATATTTTTTCTTTTGTATCGGGATCTACATAAAATAAATCATCAGTAGGTTGACTGTCATTATATACTGCATATATAATTGCCTTAATAACTTCTCCAGTTGATTTGCCGTTACCAGCATTAGTTTCCATGTAATTTCCTCCAGATCCACCAGCTTTTTGATGTGAAAATATATTATATATGTTTTCTGATAACATATATTGTGCATATTCAACTAATGTTAGTTTTTTACATGTAGTTCCATTACTAACCATATCCTCACATTCAATAATTACAAATTGAAATTTTAATCCTAAATTTTCTTTATTCTTTTCATTTTTAGAATCTTTGTCAAAATCTCCTGTATGAATAGGAATAATTTCTAAATCAACAATATCTCTACCGTTTCCTAAAAATACATAAGGTTCTGGAGCTTTCTCTAGTACATTTTGATCATTAGCTATTACTATTACAGCACTATGAAATGGATTAAATAAATTATCCGTAATTTCTAAATGAAGCACAGTATTTCTTTGTAAGAACATTACGTATCCTTCATTATTATACAAACAAATACTAAACGAGAATTCTTCGTTACCATATTTTGCATAATAATGTTTTTGTTCTTTACTATTAGTAATTTCTACCATATTATAGTTTATTCTTTAATGCATCTAATACCAAATCTAAATATTCACTTTTAATTATTTTTAATATAGATCCAGATTCTATTAGTTTAACTGGATTTCTTAAATTATTTAAAACCATTATCAACCACCATAAATGTTGACTACCATATAATTTATGACTTAATATAGTTAATGCGGTTTGGGATTCTATTCTATATAATTGATATACATTTGGATCTAAATTTTCTGGAATACTAACTTTACTCAATATATTATAAAATACATAAGTATCATTGTTTGATGTATCAAATTGATATACATTAAAAATGTTTTCGTAACGATCTGGTTCGTGTGTTAATATAATCTTTTCCATAATTATTCTTTAATTCCAGTTATATATTCATTACTAACTCCATTTGCTCTATTTCTTTGATATTCGTTAGCGAATCCATCTGATTTTCTCAATTCTTGATTTACAGCATGTCTTTGTTGTGCTTCTCTAATCAAAGCAGCATCATCCTGTTTAGCTTCTGGTTCTACTCTTGGAGTAATAGTGTTTGTATTATTACCTGAATCGTTTTCTTGTTTTTGAGCGGTTTGCTCTGCTTCTGTTTTTGGATTTTGTTGATTTTTCCCTTGTGCTTCGGATTTTGATACTTCATTAGTATCTGGTGGAGTTCCTTTAAAGAAAGATCCAACACCATATCGTTTAGACACATCAATTCCAGATGAACCCATTTGTGGAATAATAAAATTATTAACTTCCATTGTTAATGATTGAAATTTAATTTCAATTTGATATGCATCAGGTACTGCTACATCTTTACCTTGTTTGTTTTTTAATACACGTTTAGTTCCAACATGTTTTACTGAAAATGAATCTATACATGCATAGGGATAAAACACTCGACCCGGTACAGTTAATTCGTATATACATGGGGGATCAACCAATAAACGATTATGTCTATGTGGAGTGTTTTGTACTAATAATTTTGTTATTAAATCTAAATTTTTTTGATATGCATTTTCATTAATAGTATTAAACAAAAAGAATTCAACAGTAAATGTCGCACCTTTATCTTCAAAATTATAAAATCGTGGACGTTGCACAAACATACCCGGTTCCGTTACCGAAGCAACATTTAACATCTGTCCTCTTTTTTCAGCAACTTCATTCACTCTTCCCAATACTTCTTGTAACATAGTAGGGTTTCCTCCACTATATGAATCAGTAAATTGATTATTTATAGATACATAGTCATTGCTAAAATAAGGAAAACGATAAGTATTTGGAGTTGGTTTTCTAAGATACAAATAAGAATAATTTTTAATTAATTGTTCATCACCCCAACTATTTGCAGTATTGTCAATAGCCTTCATTTGTTCAGCTACCCAATTAGTAGTTTTTTGTGCTACACTACTTACAGCCGAAGTAACTTTTGATACCGAATCACCCATGAATTTACCAAATGAATTATTCTTAAAACTAGTATTTAATTTTTCAAAAAATGGATTTTGACCTACATTACTATCTACTATATCAGGAAATAATAATGCAGTTGTCATTAGTGATGACATATATGTATTTCCTATTAATTTAAATTCTTTTACTTTTATGTATGGAATTTCGTTTAATTTTCTTATTTTATTTTTAGAATAAGTCCAATCATAATCTCTAATTACATTAATTTCTACCGAAGGTTCTTTTTTAGGTTCTGCTGCAACGGCAGAACTAGGAGCATTTTTACCATTATCAACATTTTGTGTAGTTGGTATTTCTGATTTGTAATTATTATCTGGTTTCTTTTCAAGAACATTAGAATCACTCCGTCCTTCAGGGACATTATTCGTATTCGAATTTTGTTCTGATACTTTATTGAATGATCTAATAATTCCGATTGGCATTTAATTATTTAATGATCAGTTATACTTCTAATGTAGAAGTTGTAAGTTTAAGATGATTCATATACGAATCTTTTGTAGTAAAATTAGATACTGATGCACTACCTCTACCTGACCCACCTCCACCATTTAACGGAACCATACCACCCATCCCTCCTCCAGAATTAGCTATAACTCTTAAATACTCACCATTTCTTTTCAATTCATCTAATTGTGCAGATAAAATTTCAACTTCTTTTTGATTTAAATCAATCAATGCTTTTTGTAAGCCATTATCAGCTTCTAATTTCATCTGATATATACGATTAATTTCAGATCCTTTAATAGCATTATCTAAACCTTCATATGCAGTTTTAAATCCACCCAATGCAATAGAAAATTGAGTTAATGGAGTAATCATTGCCATCATTTGTTTTGTTATATTATCTAAATTAATATTTTTAGTATCTGATAACATTTTTAAACCTTCGCCCAAATATTTTATACCTATTCCTAAATTTAATAATTTATCCGCATCTAATT